AAGAAGTCGTAGAGGGCGCTTTGTCACTGAGAGAGTCTTTCGGCATAGCTTAATAAGATGTCTAGCGTGTCTGATGAATGTCAACTGGCATTCGTGACCGGCCATTTTCCAAGAGGACATTTTTCGGTTGCGAGTTGGACCTTGAGGGCGAGGAAGCAGGAGCATTCGAGGCATTGGTTCGCCGCCGGGTCACGACGGGGGCACTGTTTACACGCAGCCTCCCGGAGGACCTCGGTCTGACGGGAGACCAGAATCGGCTCGCCTTGCGCGAATGCGGTGGCAACGCGCTTTGCCGCCTCCGCCGCGTGGAGTGGGTTTGGGAGTATCATTCGGCCCTCCAGCAGTTCGCGGGCTGTGCGGGGTCCTTCAGGGTAGGCAGAACGAGGTGAACTGAGGTTTGGCAGTCCTCCCCGAGGGTCAAACAGGGATGCAGGGACTTGTTCACCGACCCGGCGTCTCCGAGGAGAGCCTTTCGGGCCGAGGCCACCGAGGAGATGCAGGACTCGCACGCGTGGGACAACGACTGTTGCCGGGGGCAGGCCAGACAAATGCCCGCCCGGCGGAGCGCCTCCTCGTGGGAGACCTTCTCGACGGAGCCGTGCTGCCGGACCCGCGAGATTTGGAAGGCGAGCCAATTTAGCACTCTCGCATTCAAGGACTGCCCTCCGCGAACCGGTTGTGGCACAACTGGGTCACGATGGCACAGTCCGGGATAATTGGCGCAGTGCTGGACGTTCACCTCATGCTCGACGTTCCCGACCGGGATTCCGTTCCGCTCACGGAACTGGGTCACCGTTCGGAAGAGGTCTCGCCACGAGTCCCCCCGGTGAAGTACTCCGTTGCTGTCTGTGTAAACGTACCCGTTCGGCGGATACAGGTTGGGGTTGAAAGTCATAAGTCCTCGAATCGGTTGGTCACGTCCACCCGGACGCCATTGTCTCGAAAGTCTTCGCGGTCATCCGCGTCCGGCTCTGTGCCGTTCTCCGAGGCCATTCCGGGAACGAACCCCGAAGCCTCTCGAATGCAGTTCAGGAGCAAGGACACCCCGTCGGCAGAATCGGGGGACTTGTTCTGATTTCGGCTCTTGTACTCGGGCTTCCCCTCCACCTTGCTCTTCTTGCCGGTCATCCGGAAGAGTCGGCTCGTCAACTGGGGAGCCAGCTCCGAGGTGTCCAGCGCGGGCGAGCAGAAAAAGTATCCGAACTCGATGAACTTTCTCATCGCGAACCAGAGCTCCGTTTGAATCCGGTCGTACAGCTCCGCCGCCGTCCCGGTGTCTTCGGCCATGATGCGAGTAGGTCGCGCACCCTCCGAGAAGTTGACGCCACGGCAACCGCCCCCGCCCCAGTTGTGCTTAAGCATGTCGTGTACCCCCGCGCCGTTTCCGGTACGGTCCACGCAGCACCACTCTGGTTCAATCATCGCCGACCGGGCGACGCGCATAACCTCGTCGGTCATCCCCACGGTCTCCAGCTTCGGAAGCATAAAAATCTCCTCTAGGAAGAGGATATGCCGAGGGCGCGTCCGACCTTTGCCGTCCTTGAAATAGACAGTCTCGCCCTCCGGCTTTGAAAGTGTCGGCCTAAGCTTCACGCCACTAGCCAAGCCGAACAAGCCCTTGGCAAACCGGGCCGAGTCTCCGCCCTCCAGTGCGAGGTCGACGCCTCCGCACGGCTTCGGGGTCTCGTACCAGATTGGCTCCGCCTTCCACCGGTCGAGCAGTCCGGGAGCGATGACCGACATGACTGTGCCGGTCGGCGGGAAGCATCCGCGCGCCATCGCCCAATATCCGGGGGAGTTCAGACCGCCCGAGTTCTGGATGATGAGGTTGTAGCCCTGCAACGTCTGGAGCCCCTCGTAGATGACGCGCCCGCTCTTGACGTTCTCACTCTGCGCCGCGTCGAGACGCACCACGTACCAGCCGCGAGTGGACAGCCATTCGAAGTGCTCATCGGGGTCGAACGAGGCCCACCCGAAGGGAGGCTCGCAGCGCTGGCCGACCGGGTCGTTCTGGTCCGTCGGGTTGAACGCGCCGACAATCTTCAGGCCGTCTCCGTTCGTGTTCGACAGGAGGTTGTCGATGTCCCGCCAGATACCCGCCGGGATGTTCGAGATTTCGTCGAGGAAGATGAAGAGCCGGGACAGCGACCCGAAGATGGGGTGGGGCTTGCGGCGAGGACTGCGCTTCACACCCTGCAATCGCCCGGCGGCTTTCTTGCCGAGCGGGATGACCACCCCGGAGATGGAGCTCTTGCGCTCGCGGGGGTTCAATCCGATGAACAGCTTCCCGACTTGTCCGGGCAGGGGAATTCGGCTGTTGCTGTGGAGCTGAACCAAGTGCGTGAAGAGGTTCGCTTCGAGGTGTTGCTCGGACGGCCCGAGGACCTTGATGGTGGTGTACTCGGGGTCGCGAATCCATTCGAGGAAAAGCTTAATCGCCATCGAAAAGCTCTTCGACATGGAGCCTGCGCCCATCAGCAGAATGTTGTTGTGGGTCTCGAATGACTTCCACACCCGCTGCGTGGATTCGGGTCGCGGGTCGAACTGCGTCGGACCCCACAGCATCATCGCGGCTTCTTCGAGCCCGTCGTTGTTGAGCAACCAGTGCAGCAGAACCCCGAGCAGACTGTACGCCTGCTCCTTGGTCTCCACGGGGGTCGACAGCCCGGAGAAGTCCCGCACCAATTTGGCAGCGTCGAACAGCCGCTCATCAGTGAGCAGCCTCGTGACCTTGGCGGCAAGTATCTTCTGCGGTGAGTTATCGGGGAGCATCTTGAAAGTTTACCAACATGCAAAGACCAAAGTAGGCGTACGCCTGCGCGAGGGTCGGGATGTATCGAACCGGCTTCTTCTTGAAGAAGCGTTTGTCGATGTAGTCCCAGAGGGCCACCAGCGGAAGGACCGTGAAGAGCGCGAGGAACGCGAGGAACAGAATTGCTTTTTTCATCGTGCGAGAATTTGCTGAATGACCCGGCGCGGAGTTTGACCAAAGGTGGTCTGCCCGTCGCCGTACGTGAAGCGGACATCCGCCACGGTGTCGAGACCGCCGTGACTCCAGAACTGAATCATCGGGCTCGGCAGCTTGGCCATCTCTCCAGCATAGTCCGAGTCGAGGTTCACCCACTCGTAGGAGCCCTCCATGAACCGGTGAGCGAAGGCACCCATGACGTTCGACTCGGAGAAGTTGGCGGCGTCGCTGCGGTTCGACTTCTGCGCGTACGCACCCACGTCGTACACGTAATCCTCGAAGGTCTTCCCATGTACCGATTCGATGTGGCGGCGAACCAGCGCGAACAGTTCGCGGGGGTAAATCAACGGCAGCCTCCGCATGTACTCGTACTGCGGCTCGAAGCCGAGCGCGTTCGTGGTGCCCACCCGCCACGGCTCAATTCCCGGCGCGTACGTGAGCAGCTCCTCGTACGAGTTGATGAGCATGACTGGCTTCCCGTTGCGGAAAAAAGGCTCGGGCGTGAACTCGCTCGACACCACACAGTCGGAGCCCACCAGCCAGATGTAGTCCGCCTTCGCGCAGAGCATGTCGCCGAGCATCATGGAGACTTGCGCGCGGAGATTGCCGAGCCCCGGTCGCCCGTCCTTCACCCATACCTCGGCCTCGGGGTACACGTTCTTCACCAGCGCTCGGGCCTCGGCGGCGTCCTCAGAGGACACCGAGATGACCGGCGGCAGGAACCCCTTCGAGAACCGGCGCAGCGTGGTCAGGTTCGGAGCCAGCCACTCGAAATCTTTCTTGTACGAAGCGATGAGAACTTGATGCGTCATAGTCCGAGCTCCTCGAATACCTGTCGTGCTGGCTTGCCGTCGAACCGGTCGGTCACCACGTCAAGCCCGCCGTGGCTCCAGCCCTCCGCCACCAGCTCCCGTGAGGGGTTCGGGTGTTGCTTCAGGTCGAGCCACTCGTAGTCGTTGTGGAAGAATTCCTGCGCGATTGCGCCAAGACTCTCAAACTCGCAGAAGCCCTGCGGGAAATCGTTCTCGCATCCCATGAGGTACTTCTCCAGTCCCTCGGGGTGCTGCTGGTGTATCGCCTGCCGGAGCTTCAGGTACACGCCCCGGTAATGGACGTAGGGCGGCGTACACATGGTCGCCAGCTTCACGTCTCCGCCGAGCGCCGCATCCACCCGA